CGGAGTTTCCACAACGGCAATTTCCGACACATTTACAATTGCCACCGCAAGACATAAATAATTCTTATGATTACCGTTATTTAATAGTGTGCATTGATAAATTATTGACTTCAAGACCCTACGGGGGTGAAATCCACAACACAAGCATCAGTATCACAAAAGCGTTCAATATTAATTTCTTCGCCTTTAATGCGCCCGAAATGGATTGGTGAGATTGAATTACACATGGAGTCATATTCATCTTTAGTTATGGATTCATAGGGCATTTGCTTATAAGCACCCATTTCCATTTTTGGTAAGAAAGAAATGCCTTTTAATTGATATTGGTAAATATCTAAAGCATTAGCAATTTGATGCCCTTCTGTTTCGGGGTCAAATGTTATTGTGCATGAAACTTGATTATCAGCCCAATACTTTTGAGCAAATGCGGCCATACTTAATTGTTCCCACATTGAAACATCATCAATAGTCCTCACCCCCTCACCTATATCAACGGGTATATCCACAACAAGAGTCGTTTTTTCATTCCCAAAAGCCGGTTCAATTTTATAACCGGATTTCTTTAAAGGTTCAATTAAATCCGAATCAATCCCAATTCTAATTCTCCTAATATAATAACGAGATTCGGGAAAATGGATTCCGGGTGTTGCACCGGCAAGTAGTGAAACTGTTCCTGATGGTTTAATAGATGTAGTTTTTATAGATTTTGGAATAGCCATCCAATCCGAATATTCAGTATCAAGTTTTTGAATATAATTATATCCATCATCCATCCAAACCCGCAACATTTCTAAACCTTGATTAGCAATAAACTGTGCGATTCCCGACATTGAACAACCAATTCTGCGATTCCTCAACATAACTCGGTTAGTGTCCGGCCAATGGGTTTTACCAAGTGTAACTGTTTTAGCATATAAATAAGCATATTTTAATGTTTTCAAATAATCCTCTTGTGTATCGTGATTATTAGGAAAGGTTTCAACCAAATTACAAATCTCTCCACTCTCAAGCGATTGTTCTAAACAAGGATTTCCACCACTCACTCTCCAATCTTTATTATCGGGTGCATCACCCATTCGCCCATACGCTCGCATATTCTCTAACCATGCAAAACCCGGTTCACCATTTATCGCAATCCGTTCTGCCGCAGGGTCATAATCCATACCCAAATTAGCAAATATAGAGTTATTGGATGCCCAACCAAATGATTCACGATTTGGATTGACTTCATAATTTTTCAAATCTAAATATTCTTCCGAATCAGCATCTCCGAAAACAATTTCCGCAGACCGTCTAACATTACCGGAAACAACACATTTTCCAATTAGATTCATAATATCAACAATTGTAGTAATAGTAATTGGCGTTCCAACATTTTCTTCAAGAATATCAGTAATAACTTTGTGCATTTCAATCAATGGTTCGGGACCGGATGATTCCCCACCAAATCCCTTAATCGGGACACCCAATGGCCTAATTACTGAATAATCAAACTCAATTGCACCCGTTCCATGAAAATATGAATCGAGTAATAATCTTAAACTATTGACCCACCCTTCTCTTGTATCGGGAATTATGTATTGCTCAACATTCCTAAACTTATTTGCACCCTTTATTACTAATTTATCTGCACCCTTGGTATCAAATCCGACACCTATTCCGAGCATTGACGCATCCATTAGGAAACAAAATGGCTTTGATGGCTCATCTTTTATAGTTTCTGTTGAATAAAAACTACAATTATTTAATGCCGCATAAAGTCCTTTATCTGTAATACTTGTTCCCATAGCCCAAAGTCCTCTTCCGGGTGGTAAAAACTTCATAGTAAATATACGGTCATACATTTCTTGAGCAGAATGTTGTGCTTTCCATGCGTTCCAACCAAGTCCATTTGTATCAATATGTTTTTTTTGCATATTGAATGTGCCTTCAACAACTCTTTGAACGGTTTCCCACCATCTCTCATTCTTACCATTTTGCTTAATCCGAGAATATGTCCTTTGATAAACTAACTCGCCCAACCCATTAAATCCAAAAGGCACTTTACGGCGTTTATATCTCTTCATAAAGTTTTCCGATAGATTAAATGGTCGTGGGTCGGGTGTAATTGATTCCATATTTATTCCTCCTTTATATACTGATTGAGTGTCCTCAATCTGCGAGAATATATGATTGATTGTTAGACTATATCAATGTTCATGCTAAATCTTAAAAAAAGGATTCAAGACCCATCAATATAATTTATGGAAAATGGTAGGTTCTTTCTTGCTCTTAGATTTAATCGCATCTATTTGGGGGTCTGCACGAAATCGCTGTGCTATTTGTCTTGGAGTAGGGATTTCCTTTCGCCCATTATCTTTTAGACGACAAATAATCTGTCTTGCAGTTAAATCCTCCATAATACCCATCACTTTCTTGGCGGCTTCAAACATTGTTGGTTTTTTACTTTTCATTTTATTCACACTCATTTACTTCGGGGTGCAATCCAACCCATGATATTAATATCTGCTTCATTCCATTTAGTTTCAATGACTGTATCATTACCACCCTTAATCATAAACTCACATTTAACTGATGTAGCGGCAATTAAAGTTAAAAAATGTGCAGTAGTCAAAGTAGTTTCAAATGAATCATCTTCTGTATGTAAATCAATAACTGATTTATCAAAATCAAGTCTAACTTCACCATCATCCGTAGTGGCTACAAATGATACTGTTTCATTAACCAATATATCAAAATGAAGTGTTTTACCCAATGAAGTCAAAAACGCTTTCATTTCTTTCATTGGTAATTTAGCAGACCACTTATGTTCAGTAGGCGGCACTTCTAATCGCTTCATATGTGTTGCATTTAACAATCTAACCTTTCGCTCAACACCATTGGCCGCCAAATGCAACCATGTTGAATCATTTAGATTATATTCAATTTGGAGAGTATCTTTAACAGTCAAGGTTTTAGTCATATCTTTAATTCTTTCAACAACTACCCCCACTTCAGTAGCAGTTGCCCCACCAAAATTATACAATTCGGTGGATTCTTTAGGAATACGAAGGTCTAAAATGTGTGTATGGGAATTATCCATAATCCTTGTCCTTATTCCCTCTTTATCAAAAATAATGAGCGATTCTTCATTTAATTTCTCTAATGCCTTAACAAATGTTTTAGCAGTTTTAGCATTTAATTCAATTTTCATATAATACCCCCAATGTAGTTTGTTGTTTTTCCCTTGACCTAATAACTTCGGGTTCTAAATTAGATTCCCAATTGTCTGTCATAAATGTATTAACCTTATCCCAAGTCCGAGCAACAACAATTTTATTCTCCTTAGACCTATCCCAATGAGCAAACACATCTTGAAGATTATCGTATAACTCATATAAAGCCTTTGCCTTTTTACGACCAATACCGGGTATTGTTTGAAGAACCGCATGGTGCTGATTGCGTGTTGATTTTACCATAGTTACGGGTCGGACAAAATGGTATGCCTTACCCTCTTTTATCCTTAATTTTAATCCATTCACATACCTTGTAGTTTCACTTACTGTATCAGTATAAATAACCGGACAAACTTCACTCGCTACACGATTCAAAAATGCCCTGAATCCTTTCCAATCATCAGGATTTGGTGAATAAAAATCTTCTGTTTTGCCCTCAATAATTACTGCATAATTATCATAGTCCTCAACCATACGGGCAATTTGGTCTTGTAATCGCTTACTTTTCCATGACGATAAGCCATCACCCCAAGTTTTCCGTTCAAGAATCCAAGTAGTTTCTTTATTGCCGGTATCTAATAAAAAATCCCCGACTTTCAATGGCTCTCTTGCATCTGCATTTATTATAGTGGCTAAAAATTCGCCCTCATGCACATCAACAACAAGTTTAACCATAAAGTATTATTATCCAACAGCCTATTTATAATCACTTATCATAATTTTTAACGACTCGGCCAATTCCCCTTGATTCAGCCATCATATCATTAAATACAGTTAAATCATCTGATTTCTTTTTCATGAGTGCGATTTTTTCCATTTCACACTCAATAAAATAATCTAAGGGAATTCCCCCTCCAAAATTAATACAAATACCAACCCTATTTTTAATTTCTTCCTTTTCTTGGTTTCGGTATGGTTTGGACACCATAACCTCTTTTGGCAATTCCTCAATACCTTCCATCCAAGGATTATACTTCCTCCAATCTTTACTAAAAAATTGACCTTGTTTTTCCATCGGAGTCTGCCCTTCAGGATTAAAACTTGCATGACTATTAGATTTTGAAGAATAAGGGGAGTAATCTGAATTAGAATTAAAATTTGATGGTGGCATAATTTCTCCTTATCTCCCATTGTATATAAAGTTAATTATCCGCACGACTCACACCACATATACTAACAACGGTGAAATGGGGGTTCATCATATATCAACTATCTTACTTCAACAGGAATTACATTAGAAGAAATTTTAGATTTGATTGCATAACCGCAACCGCAATAATAATACCCATCATCATCCATAGCCATCTTACGACCACCTTTTATAGAGGAACAACAAGGACAAATCACAATTAATCCTCAATACACTCTTTATCAGTATTCCAACTAACATCTAATTTTTGCGCTTTTTTATCAAGATATACACCATAATTCTCATTAAAATCCGGTTCAGCATCTCCATTAAATAATACTACTCGATATTCTGCACTATGTCTATGTCCCATCTCAAGTAATTGTGAAACTAAGTAAAATAATACTTTGTGAGAAGATTCACCATTTATGTCCACTTCTTCCAATACACGATTCAACATAACTTCATCCAAACGAATCTCATCAACCATATTTTTTAATTATCTGTTAGTCTATTTAATAGTTTGTAAAGTGAACCACAAATAATGAAGAAAATAATACAATTTACTCTAACGGGTGTGTTACATTTTTATCGCCAAGTGTCCAACGGAGTGTTTTTACAACACCTTGTAATGCCTTAAAATTACGAGCATGATATATTGCCAATTTCCTATTGCTATTTTTGTAAATCGTAAAATTAACTTCATGTTCATTCATATGCTTTTCAGCATTCTTGAGCATAGTTTCAATTTCTGCCCAATTTCGGGTATAAGAAAATGAATCACTCTCTTGGTGGTCGGACATTAAACCCATAATACCTATGATGTGGCATCATCTATTTAAATCTTTGTTTAGGTAATCAGTTTTCTTAACTCTTCCTCTAATGGGAAATTGACTAAAAAGTTAAGCGGTATTGGAATTATTACACCATTATATATTATCATAACAAAGTCTTGACGAACATTCATTATCATTCCCTTAGCATCTTGACCACTAACATTAAGTTGTAGTGCTTTTGCATTAAAATACTCTTTTACATCCTCTTCTGTCCAAAATGTTTCATCTTTAATTAATCCACTTGGTTTAGTATCAACATCCCATGTTTGAGATAAAACATAATCATCATCATTAATCCATGTAAATTCGGATATTTGGAGGCTGTTAATATCACCATCCCATTCATTCGTATATGCAATCATTAAAAACGGTATTCTATTTTTAATAGCCCGTTCTCCAAACTCTAATGCCGCTATTTCATCATTTTTATCCGCAGTTTTACCATATTTAAGAATAGTATTATTAGAATATACAGTATCTATCACTTCTATAATACTCCTACTACCTTTACTGCCCCAATTATCTTCAAACAATTCCTTCATTGAGTCGAAAGATAAATCAGTCATAAGTATAGTTTATCCTTTCCGCTATTTATAAGGTAGGATTACTAATTTTCTCCAAGTAGCAACTCTATGGTAATAATCATCAAATGACAATAAATCCGACATATCAATAACTTGATTTATCTTTTTTAATTGTTCACCATTCAATTTGACTTCAAGACCCTGCTCAAGTTTTGTCCAAACACCACCATAAGTTTTTGCGGCCAATGATTTTGATAACCCTTCACATTCCCTAAATTTACTTAATCTTTGAGCAAGTATTTCACTATTCAATACCTTATAATTACGAAAATAATCTTGAGGGATATTTTCTATTGAACCATATTCGTTTAATAAATTGGATGCCTTTTTAGCCCCTATATTTGGCACACCGGGTATATTATCGGAAGCATCACCACTCAATGCTTTCCAATCAGCAAATTGTTCCGGTTCAACTCCATATTTTTCCACCACATCAGTTTTAGTAACTTCTTGTTTTAGATTATGTAATCTAACATCAGGATATTGTAGTAATTGCACTAAATCGGAATCGGAAGATAATATAACTATGTCTTTTCCGGACAGTAATGCCTTATGAGTTAATTCTGCGATAATATCGTCTGCCTCCATTTCCTCATTATATGCAGCAAACCATTTATCAAATAGATTATTGGGAGTTAAACCCATCTCTTCTAATTTAATTCTTAAATCACTACCCTCATGTTCCGAGGCCAAATAAATGCCTTCCTTTCTATGACGATTCGCCTTATAATCCTCAAACAATTTTCCACGCTTATTACGACCCTTTGTTCCATCATAACAAACGATAACAGAAGCATTAACATATTTTGGATTAGCATTTAATTTAGACAATACATATGATACATAGCCCAAATCCCCATTTATTGCCTTTTTGAATAGGGCTTGTCTTGCATTCCAATTAATTGTTCCCTTTTTGTAGCGGCCTTGCGCCCGCCTCATTTGTCCCCTATTCCCCCAATGTTTAGAAAAACGGGCTACGAAGTAGCCGCCGTCAAGAAGTATGACGGTTGAAGAATCGGAAACCTCAACAGGCAAATCAACCATACTACTTATTTGTATGTTTATGTATTTAACACTTTTGAAAAAGTGTAAGTCAAAATTATTTGCCCAATAGTTTGTTTAGACCAATTAAACCTGCGATTATGCCACCGACTAATAAAACTTTATTTGTGGTTTTGTTTTCAGCACCCAATCCGAAGCGTTTCTTTAATCGTGCCATTCTTGGATTTTCAATAATACCATATCCACTCGGCCCTTCATCAAAAAATTGGGCTATATCGTCTGTCCACTCATTAAAATAAACATACAT